TCTATTTATATCCTTTTATAAATATAATATAGTTCTATTTAGTAGGGTTTTGACCCCACACGACGAATATACTGGTTAGGCAAAAAAAATGGGCTTGAACTGCGGAAGTAGCGTATTGGTCTCCAACTTGGTCTCTAACTTGGTCTCCAACTTGGTCTCTATAATCGATTCTATTGTATCCAATCTATTGAACAATTCGTCTATCTTGTTTTCCAACTTGTTTTCCAATTTGTTCTGGATTATGTCCATTTTTGTATCTAATGTTTCATAAATATCCATTAAGTCTTGTAGAGTTAGGTTGTCGGGTTGGTCGTCGTCTTGTTTGTCTATTGTATTGTCTTGTTGGTCGGGTTGTTGGTCAGGTTGGTTGTCAGCGATTCGCTTCTTTTCTTTCAAACGTAAGTCTCTTAGGTGTGCGTTGAATTTTTTCGATTTGTCTCGCTTATATTGCCGTAATTCTTGTGAGTTCATTATATTAATCTAAAATATATTCAAATAAAACCATTAAACGATTCGACTATTAAACTACTATTAAAGATTCTAAACTATTATTTAATTGTATAACAAAATTGATTTAAAGGATAAGCCTATATAAGTATATATAAAATGCCGAAGGTACCAATGGACTATTCTAAGTGCTGTATCTATAAGATAGAGCATATTGATGACGAAAGTTTGGTTTATGTAGGCCATACGACTAATTTCGATAAGCGGAAAACACAGCACAAATATTATTGTAAAAAGGATAACCATAGACATTACAATTTAAAAGTGTATCAAATGATACGTCAAAATGGTGATTGGGAAATGTTTAAAATGATTGAGGTTCAAAAATACCCTTGTGCTGATAGACGAGAAGCAGAGCGTCGTGAAAATGAAGTAATGAAAGAATTAAGAGCAAGTATGAATACAAAAAGAGTTTTAGAACACAAGACGAACTAACGGAATATAGGAAAGAATACGGTACAAATTATCGTGAAGTTCATAAAGAAAAAAACAACAACAAATGAAAGAATATTATGAATCAAACAAAACTAAAATTCAAGAAATAAATAAAGAATACCGTGAAAATAACAAACCTAAAATTCAAGAAAGAGATAAAGATTATCGTGAAAATAACAAACCTAAAATTCAAGAAAGAGGTAAAAAATATTACGAAGCAAATAAACAAAAAATCAACGAAAAAGTTAAATGTGAATGTGGGTGTGAAATTGGTAAAACGAATCTAAACCGACACCAAGCATCAACAAAACATCTTGACAAAATGAAAAATATATAGATGATTGACCTTGTTCATACACAAGCAACTAATAATTATTCAAAAACTTATATTCAAATAACCACACTAAGGATACATCAATCCAATTAGAATTTGATTACCTAACTCATCATAGTTATTGGATAAATAACCGCTAACATCATAGGCTGGTTCAGTGCTCTCGTTGATAATAGGTAACCGTTTCCAGTCGATAGCATTGACTCTCAGCCAGTAATAGTCGGTGTCGTGTTTTATCACTACAAACGGTTCATGGTAATGTCGTCGTAATGAATCGACCTTGCTCTTATTTAAAAAAGTAGGAACATTTTTGAATGACTTACACTCTATTATCACACTTTTAATATTTTCGATATTCAAAATTACAAAATCGGCTCTTGCGAATCGATAAGTTGACTTCTTAAATTCGAGTCGCTCAACGAACTGGCAATCAATTAACGACTTAATAAACAGGATTGTTTCAAACTCCGTAGACACACAATTGGCGTCGATTTTAATGTTTATATCCATAAAATAGAATAGACTTATTTTTAATAAAATACGAACGAAGTAGGATTCTAAAGGTAAAAGGGTAAAGTGTTGATTCTCCTTTATTTTTTTATAGTTGAATTATAATGCGGTGTGTTCTAATCCAAAAACGAGTGACAGATGAAAAACATATGAAAGATACCATTAATCACATGTTAAAAGTGTACCACAATACAACGATTCACAATGTTCGTTTTTTAGATAATGACATTACTAATTTACAACGTTCCAATTTAATCATTTTACGCCCTTTAGTAACGTGAAACACAATGATTAAATAACTTATTTTGTCTCCAAATATCTTTTTTGAATTTATTAATTTGATAGAGCAAGTGATACATGAACAGGCATTCATTTGTCACCATTTTCATTTTTGAATTTATTATTATTATTGGTGACAAAATGGTTAGGCAAGTTATGTTGAGCAGACGCAGACAGAGTAGCTCGGGCTTATTCTTGATATTAATCTTCTTATCTATTATGCTAAGGAAAAATAATATATTATAAAGATAAAAGAAACACGCGAACCTCAGAAGGCGTCGCACAAGGCAATAGAACCAAGGCGTCGCACAAGGCATGTGTTTCCTATTAAAATAAATATTTACTTTTGTTAGAAATGAATTGTTGTTTATTAGTATTTTTTTTTTAATAATCTTTTTTTTTACTATATATCTTACTTGGATGGGACTTTGGGACGCAATGGGACGCAAAATACAAAGTCTGCCACGAAGAAGCTACTATAGAAATACTTTAAAAATTGCGTCCCATTCCGTCCCAGTGTCCCAACCAAGTAAGAAATATATATAATAATTAACAAAATAAAATAACAATAAATAACCAACCAACCAATAACAAACCAAGGCCGTAGATTTTATTTCCTATTTAGAGACAAATAAAGAAAGAATATTAGTAAATACTTTGTTAAGAAATGATTTGGATTATTTTTATTTTAGAGACAAATAAATAATAGAATAGTGTATAGCCCAATAGTAGTCTAAAATATTTTAAATGAATTTTACCTACGGTCGATATAGTTTATGATTATGGAGACCATATTTACGGCCGAGTCGCGGGTCAATGGATTGGAGACAAAAGTAAGTATTTGAATCATGTTATAGGCATGTGATTCTTTCTTTTTCCTATTAAAATTAATATTTACTTTATTAAGAAATAATTTGTCTCTATTTATTATTTTAGAGACAAATCGAGTTACTCTTAGATTTACATCTGTCATGGTGCCTCGTGATATTCTGCTTGGATAATAGTTTAGAACAATATTCGCATTGTGTTTTTTTTCTTTATATTTTTCTGCTATTTCTGCTTTATGAATTTGATAATATAGTTTGGCTTGTTCTTTATGGTCTCGGTAATATTGTTTCTTTTTTTCTGCTATTTCTTGTTTATTTGCTTCCTGATATAGTTTGTTTTCTTCTTTATGGTCTTGGTAATATTTTTTGTAATATTCTTTGGCTTGTTCTTTATGGTCTTGGTAATAAAGTTTGATTTCTTCTTTATGGTCTTGGTAATATTTTTTGTAATATTCTTTGTTTTCTTCTTTATGGTCTTGGTAATATTTTTTGTAATCTTCTTTATGGTCTTGGTAATAAAGTTTGATTTCTTCTTGCGTTCTATAAGGTTTGACCATATTCATCTTCGCATCTAATTCTTCAAATATTTCTCGTTCCCTTTTACATGCTTCATGTTTGTCTCTACAAGGAAACTTCTCGACCAAAATCATAGACCAATTAGACCATCCACCAGTTTGACGAATGATTTGGTATATTTTGAGATTGTGGTGTTTTGATTTCTCGTTATGACAAATGGATTTATGAGAACACTTCCGCTTCGTCATATTTATCGTATGTCCTACGTAGCAATCTTTCACGTTCAGGTCATCACATACAATCTTATACATAATCGTATTGCTATAATCCGTTATAGGCATTCTATATAATCATATGTTATTCCTTTAAATTCATTTTTATAATTTATCTATTCTATTTATAAATCCAGTCTTGTTTCTTGTTTCTTGTTTCTATTTAAAATATAAATTGGTGACAAAATATGAATATCCAACTATCCAACTATCCACACTATTTTTTATCTTATAATTATTATTTCCTTAGCATAATAGATAAGAATATATTACGATTAATAACACCCGAGCACTCGGTCGGCGTCTGCTCACATAAGTTATTACCACTTGTCTACATTAGAATAAAAATTCTATAAAAAAATAAATAAATCCAGTCTTGTCTTGTGTCCAATCAAAAAAGATATTTGGAGACAAAATATAGTTTCAATTATTCAACTCGTTTAAAATTATATGGTACATCCATGTCGTATGCTACACTTAAATGAAAATTGGCATATTCACTCCAGTGTATTTATCCTTTTGAACGAAGG